ACCTAATCTATCTCTTAAAGCATCTCCAACACTTGTTATAGCATTTCCTAATCCTAAAAATGCATCTTTTAAATGATTTATTTGTTCAACAGGTTTAGGGCTATTAATTCTATCGTATAATTCCTTTACACCAATTTTACCTTTATCTAATAAATTTTGATCAATTAAACCCTGTAAGTTACCACCAGCAAGAGCATTTTCAATTGCAGGTTGCATTATCTGTAATGTTTCCTTTTTATTTTGTTCGTCTGCTGCTCGTTCGTCTGCTGCCGTTTGTTCTTTATTTTCTAATGGTTTAAAATCAGTCCATGAATCTATTTTTTCAAGTTCCTTTAATGCTCTTATAACCGCCTCTATTTCAAACTTAATATTTCTTATTTGAGTAGCTAAATCCTCCGCACCTTTAGAATTTTCCCCATATAATAATACTTGATCTTCGTATCTTTTCTCGAGGTTTTTTAAAGTTTCTTGTAATTGCTCAAATTTAGTTTTTGCTTTTTCAGTTCCACTACCAAATCCACCATCACCAGAAAATGAATTTTCAATTTCTGGTATTTTACCTATAATTTCATCAATTCTTTTTTGAGTTTTTAACCAAGCACCTTCAATTAATCTTGATTCTATTTTTGTTTTTTCTAATTCAGCATTTAATTTGTTTATATTTCTATTAGTAAAAAAATTAGCAGTTGTTTGTTGATAAGGTAATAAATTTCTATTACGTTTATTTCTGATTGCTTCTTGTTCGTTTAATTGTTTCTGTAAGTCATATTCCTTACTTAATAAATCAGCTGCTTTACTCCCTTGTTTTTCTGCAACACCTTGTAATTTTACTAATTCAAATTTCTTTGACAATTCATGATTTAATATTTGTTGTGCCTCAGATAAATTTTTAGTAAAATCAGCTTCTTTTTTTAATCCTGGTAAATATTGACCGTATTTACTTGTTATTTCTTGTATAAGTTTTGATTTTAAATTACTACTAACATTAACATCTTGTAATATCTTAAAATTCATATTTAACAAAGTAATTTCTTTTTGCAATGCTTTTGCAGAAGATGACATATGACCGGATAAATCATCCATTGGTTTATTAGCTTGTATTACACTATATGCAAAATAACCAATTGCGGCAGCAGCTGCTAAAGCCATAGTCACCCAACCACCAGCTAAAATTTGATAAGTACCCGTGACTTTATTTAAACGTATCATTACGTTTGTTAATTGACCAAACATCATTGTTACCGTACCAACAGCACTAAATAATTGACCAACAACCCAAAGTACACCACCAGCAATAGCTATATATTTTGCAGTTGATATAATGTTGCTTTGCATAGCATCACTTAAACTTCCCCACCAATTTAACATACCTTCAATAACATTGGAAATAGATTCTAATGCTGCCTCAAGATCTATATTTTTAAGTATTGCTTTACCAAGTTCAACTTGAGTAAATTTAAGACTATCTTTAAAGTTATCTATATTATTTCTTAATCCACCCGTTGCGGCAATTACCGCTGGTAGTGTTTGTAAAGAGGCCACTAATTTCATATTGAAATCAGCAGCCGCTATACCGGTCTCCCTAACTTTTTCTATATTTCTAGTACCAAATGCTTTTTCTAAAGCATCACCTATTAGCGGTACATTTTCCTGTAGTATTCCAAAGTCTTCTTGTAAGATTCTATTCTTACTAATCATTTGAGTTAACTGCTTTGTAACAGATGCAAGATTAACCGCACCACCGCCACTTGCAGCAATGGCAGTACCAAAACCTATTAAAGTTTTTCTCGCGTCTTCAGCACTTAATCCAACCGCTTGTAGGTTAACCGAACCTCTTACCGCTTCTTCAAATCCAAGTCCAGGTAATTTAGCAGCCTCTTTAAGCTTCATCATTTCACCAGCCGCAGCACCAGCACCGCCCATTATACCAGACAATGCTCTTTCTAAACTATCAAAATCAGCAGCAGCATTTACGGCAGTAGCACCAACGGCCATTAATGGGGCAGTAAAACCAAGGCTAATGCCACGTCCTATAGCAAGTGACTTTTGGGAGAAAGCTGTAATGTTTCTGCCAATTGTCTTTAAGCTTCTCTCAAAAGGAGTCGCATCAGCCCTGATTTTTATACTAAGTATTCCTGCCATTGTTTAAATCTTTTCTCCGACACTTTTGGTTGTTATAACTCCGTCCATAAACTTCATCATATCATAATCCTTAGTTGTCAATATTCTTTTCTTCTTTTTATTATCCCAATCAAATTTAATCAAATCTGTTGGTTTCAATTGTGCATTTTTACCCGTATGTGGCATAACACTCCAATAAGCCATAAACCTAGTTTGTTCCCAGGTTCTTCTGTATTCCGAATCTTGTCTATCAAAATGACCTTTAATTTTTATAAATAATTCTCTTAAGTCAAATTGATTCATTTCATCCGGTGTCATCTGTAAATCACCCAAACACAATCTTTCTATATCCTCTACCTCTATTACTTTTGCATTTGGGTCACTTATTTTTTTTCGTTTTGTTTTTCACCTCCCATGCTTTCTGATAACAATTCACTAAACCTATTAACCATGTTGTAATCATCAATAAGTTCAGCAAATGTTTCTAAGGTGAATGGATTTTTTTGTTCTTCCCTTTTATAGCCGTTTTGTACACCTAAATACAATACCTCATACAATAAGGTTAAATCGTCTTCAAGTGCTTTGCTAAATTCAGAGAATTTAATTTTTTTCTGTTTAAGGAATAATGATAATGCATAACCACCAATTTTAAATGGGATGTCTTTGTCATCAATTTTTACATGATTTACCGAGGTCATAAAAATAATTTAAAGGTTAAAATTAAAGGCTAAAGGGAGCAAGACTTTCTTGCCCCCAAAATAGCCTCGTGTAAATATTATGCACCAGTTGTTGCAACTGCTGGAGTTGAAAATTGACTCATACCAGCAGAGTTTATAGCTTGTACCCTAAAGGTATATGATGTTGCAGCAGTAAGAAAGTCAATTGCACTAATGTATTGTACCGCGGTAGTTGTACCCGAGAAAGATAAATAAGCACCATCACCAGCGGACGTAAGTCTGTACTGAATGTTGTAATTAGTTACCGCAGGGAAACCAACTTGAGAAGGAGCAGTCCAATTTAATTGTATTCTTCTACCAGTTACTAATGCTGTTGCAGTTAATCCAGTAGGTTCAGCTAATACTGCGTTTGTAACTTTAGTTACCTCTCCATTAATTCTTAAGGATGCAGATGCAGTTACGTTTTCTTGGTTAGATGAATTAAGTGATAAACTTTCAATAAATGCATTAAATGTATATATTGAATCACCAAGAACATCTGTAGTGTAAGTGCAAACAATTGCCCCACCATTATTCCAACTATCAAATAAAGTATTGAATTTAACATTTGCACTTGTATCACCTACATCGGCAAATAATAATTCAGTTGAGAAAGTTGCAGATTTTTGACCTGGTGCAACTTCAACCCAAGCAGACGTATTGTCTTTGTGTGCGATTTCTCGCATTGCTCTTGTTAGGTCTAATGTGTCAGATGTTGAGTATGCTACCGCAACATCTCCTACATATAAACGCAACAATGATCCGTTGATAATTCCTGTAGTAGGCATAATTATTTTATTTTAGTTTTGTTTTTAATAGGTTTATCTTCTGAATCAAATTCCTCATCTTGTTCCTCACTAATTGAGTACAATTCACTTTCTGGAACAATGATAGGGACGTAAACCATTTCCTTTTCTGGTTCTGCTTGTTGTTGTGGGTATACCTCAACATTTTGACCATGATATTCTTGTGCATAACCTAATTTAATAAGTTGATTTGCTTTTGCAGTTAATACATCGCAAACACTTCCAACAAGAAAATTATCATACTCTTTAATAAATATTATTCTCATATATTATTGATTTTAAACAAATAATCTTGTACCATCCAATAAATTTTATCTTCCATTATAGGATCTCCTGTAGTTTCATCTTCAAATACAACCCAATCTACTTTTACATTAGAATAAGTACCTCTATTATTATCAAAAGCCACTCTTAATGCATCAGCAACTGTATGAGACGTATCATAATTTTTAGAGTAAATAAAAAAGTTAATTTTAAACTCATCTTTAGGACTAATCAAATTTTTAACTCTTGTCGGATTAGTATTTACTTTAGTGTAAGTAATATATGGATAAGTAACTTCCATAGGTGCTTCTTCTGGATAAATCCTAGTTCCAATTAAGCTAACTAAATTAGCGTTAGCAGCAGCCATAGCGTATATTACATTTCCAATATTCATTATGTTCTAGTATATGTTAATCCAGCACTTCTGGTTTCTCTTTCAATAATTCTTTCAGCACCTCTTATAATTATGTCACCCGTTCTTTTTTCAGCTTTAATAAATCCTTGTAATAAAGCTTTATTCCTAAATTCATTTGCTCCACCAAATACAAAGTTTGCATAGTAAGCATCTGACTTGTTTATACCATCAAACGGGCCTTTATCCATTTTTGTTGGGTACTGTTTTAATGGTCCAATAACAATAGTATCCTGTCTTCTTAACCTTGGTTTAAAAGGGTTAATAACTTTTATACTATTCCTTAAATGACCAGCCTTATAAGTAACCTTTATTCTTCGAGTTGATTTTTTGCTTTGAATGTACCTATAATGTTCGGGAAACCTATATACAGGAATTTGTGGTTTAATAGCATCAATCATAGGTTTTGATGCATTGGTTATAATGTCAATTTTATTTTGATTCCAATCCCTCATTGCATTGGTTCTTAAATGCTCAAGGGC